ATGTTTTGTCTCTTCTTTTTCGAACCCTTTGCGCGCTTCGCGCGGGGGCACCCTACGCGCATCGCGCGACCCTAAGAGCGCATTCGCGCTCGACCTGCCAGAGCTTTATTAAGGTACCCTAATCACAACAACTCAAACACAAAAAAAAAACTTAAATAAAGTTTTGTCACAACAATGACCCCTCAGACCCTAAGACCCTAAGGGGCTTATTAGCATACGTATCTCCAGAGATAACGAAGCAAGACCCTAAGTAAGTATCGCTGCGTTGGGGGCCCCTACCCCCACTCCGCTCTCATAATCATGCATTAAATAATGGATCTAATTACTGAACTCGTTCATTCACATCATTCACTCAAACAATTTTTTTTTCTTTTTTTTTGATTTTTTTATATTTCATAATTTTTTTTTCTAAGTCTTTTATAGGAGGCAAACTATAGGGGTAAAGATGACGTGTCACGAAAACCTAACTTTTTAATGCGATGAGCATTAAGCATGCCACCTACATAGCGAAACTACTCTCTTTTGCGGCATCATGGCATTGGGTCGCGATCGGTTGTAGCTCAAAATTTTTTTTTTTTTTTTTTGCAGACTGCTGTAGACTAGAGATCTGGTAAATTTTTATCCGATCGTTTTGGACTTAGCGAATTTTTTATAATTTTAAGAATTTTCACTTTATTAAAGAATTTTCCTACATTATTGTATTTATTGCAAATGTACACGTCAGAAGTATTTTTGTTAAAATTCTAGTCATTTTATTAATCAAATTCAAAAGTGTTTTTCACACTACAAATTATTCAGAATCGTCCACTTCACATGAAGGAGTTTCAGAATTACTAGACTCTTGCATTTTTTCATCCTGGCAATACATATCAAGGTAATCTTCAAGTGAAGCACCATGTCCATCATGCCAATCTTCATCAGATGTAACTTCTTCAGAAGATATCTCTTCAGGAGAACTTTTTGTTAATTCCACTTCTGCTTCTTCTTCACTCGATAGAATTTCTTCTATCTCGGGTTTCTTCTCCTCAATGATAATAGCATTCTTTCTAACTAACCTTGGCGTATTAAACTTCTTGTTATAAGGGGCGAAACGAATGGGTCTATCAGGAAAGAACTTGTTTCTGGGTTGAAGCTTCTTAGGCAACTTTTCTATAACTTTAGTAGCAACAGGTTTAGCATTGTATTTCTCCATAACACTATCAAATTCATCGGCGGTTATTTCATTAACTTCTAAAACCTTTTCATTCGGAATACTAGGAGTACTTCTTGTAGTTACCATATTATTCTTTGTTGATAATCTTTCGTTAGCTACAGCAAACGCTAACTCGATATCACCTTCTTTTAATTCCACCTGAACGAATCTACGCATTAATGCAGCTTGAGTTTCAGTATCATCCGCCCATATATCTTGTATTCTATACTGGCTTGTTACTACACACTTTTCTGGTCGTATATACATACTACCATTCTTTATCTCCACCATATAGCAATATCTATCAGCTAACTTCTTCAGTTCATATCCCATGAATTTATGATCTATTCCAATGTCATCAAGAACCACGACAGGTTCGTTGTTATATCCATCGAACCACTTATTCATTCTCTTTAAATACGCGTTTGGATATTTGAGCGAACATAATCTTGTCTTCCCTACACCAGGTTTACCATGATACCAGATTCCACACACTCCTTTAAGATCGGGAAGCTTAGGAGTAAAATCTTTACGTATCGCAACAAGATTGCGATATGAATTTACGAACTGCTTGGGATGTTCAACATCGATTGCTGCAAGGTCTCCTTTCTTTGCGTTATCACTGATATTTCTCCATTTATCTTTTGTAGCTTGAGCTCCCTTCTTTTGAGGTTGTTCCGGTAGCGTTCCCTCCTCAATGAACTTAGACTCTTTCTTGCAATAATCCGCTGCTTGCGCATAAGTACCTTTGGTTGATTCCCAATGAGCTTCTGGGCAAAGTTCCTTGACTTGAGTAAAGAGTTTACGATTTTTAAATATGATAAATCCTTGATAGTGGCGAGTTCCTGATTCTCCGACTTCGTCTCCATATACGTGGTATGCCATTGAATAGGCGTTGAAAGGGATAGGTGTGGTCGGATTGTTGATAGTGTAACACCATGCAACAGTTCTAGCTGTAGTTCGTTTTGCAACGATATTTTTAGCATTAGTATTTTCCATTGAAGCTTTTTTTTTCGGCGTTGTTGTTTTGACACAGGTGACTGACAAATGCAGTACAGGGGTAATACTTATACCCTGTACTGCCTACCCCTATATAATTCGGCGAATTGTAGACGTCGGAAGATATCCGATTGGTTTATTTTATAGTATATAATTATTATTTGTTTACCTTACCATCAACACATACACGACAATTAAACGTTAATAACTAATGAACTTAAACAACGCTAGGGATGGTTACATGGAAGACAGCTACAATAACAGAGAACTAAAGTACTTTGACAGGAATCCAGGTACATACGAAGTACATAATCTGGGGGAAATAGTTTCACTATTTAATCCCACCAGAGGAAACGATTTTACAAACAGAATCGGTCGTAGTTCAGTTATCAAGTCAATATACATACGAGGATCAATTAAACTAGGTCCTTTTTCAACCGCAGTGCCACCGATTCCAAAAGTATATATACCTCATAGTCTTAACAGAATGATTATATTTATTGATTGGCAAGGTAAAGGAACAGCACCTGATGTAGATGATGTATTATGGACTGTAGATCCAGAAGGACATCTCAATCCCAACAACCGTAGAAGGTTTACTATCATTAGAGATGAACAATGGGCATTTTCAGCATGTCTGCTATACAATGCATCTAATGAATTCCAAATGGAAAAGACAATCATACCTATTCAAATATACGAACGAGTAGACATTCCAGTGTATTACACTCATACAGATGCAGGCAATTACACTGATATTGAAAGTGGTGGTTTATATATGCTACTCATTGGAAGTAACGGACAAAGTGTAGTTCAACCTTTAGTTTTATTAGATGTAGGAATACGAATACGCTTTGAAGACGGATGTAATTAAGCGCGTTACTAATAAATAAACATATTGTTTTTTATCGCAAAGTGATTGGTTAGAAGAGACTATATATGCCTTGTTTTTTAACATAATCTCAGTGTATATAACTTAGCTAACATGAGTCAACGCATGAATCAATATAAACAAGGGTCATATGGAAGTGGCAGTAAATCAAAAAGTGTAATTACAAAAAATTACATTAAACGCTCCGCTGCAAATCAAGCTGCAATTGGATACAAACGTGATTTAGCGCCACTAGCTCGTAGAGGTTTTAATCCTATGACTGTCGCGAATAATCGTGAACGAAAATACTTCGACACTCCAGGAAATAGTTATAGAGTAAATACAGATGGAAACTTTCTTCTCGCACACATTCCAATCAAAGGAAGTGATTACAATAACAGAATTGGTCGTAAAAACTTGATACGCTCATTGTATATTAGAGGAGATATTATGTTAGTGCCAGCTAACTCCGTTGAAGATGCAGGGCCAATACAACGAATCGCAAAAGCTCAAGTTGCTAGAATGATTGTATTCATCGATTCTCAACCAAACGGAGCAGCGCCAACAAGAGCTGATCTTTTACAAGAAGCTGAGCCGCGTTCACATTTAAATCCTAACAATAGAGATCGTTTCAGAATTCTGAAAGATAAATTGTACACATTCGATCCATATGTATATAAACCTATTGAAATAGGAGTTGCGCCTAATCTCCAAGGAGCCGTTGCTGCTTTTAATCGAACAAGCTATACTATCAAAATGTATAAAAAGTTAAATGTAGAAACTATTTTCAATGACAGCAACGATGCGACAATCGCGGCAATTAATACGAATGCACTCTATGTTTTCTGGATTGGTAATCACGCACCAGATGTAAATTTAGAAGTAGCAGCTAAGGTTAGTTTACGAGTGCGATTCGATGACACTTAAATATTAGGCAACCCTAATGGGCTTTTTAGCTCACGCCACCCTAATGGGCTTTTTAGCTCACACACCCTAATGGGCTTTTAGTACATTTTTTTTCACTATTAAATAAACATTTAATAAACCAAAATTATGTTTTGTCTCTTCTTTTTCGAACCCTTTGCGCGCTTCGCGCGGGGGCACCCTACGCGCATCGCGCGACCCTAAGAGCGCATTCGCGCTCGACCTGCCAGAGCTTTATTAAGGTACCCTA